AGGCTTTCAACCGCTACGCCAGTTCGCTGGCTTAGGTCGTTCAGATTGTCTGCTGCGTCAATCGTTCTCTTCGCGATCGCAGTCAAACCAGCCAATGCAGCTGCTGGAATCAACGACCCGAAACCCGCTGTGATCTTGCCTGTTACCTGGCCAAGCTTGCCGAATGCGCCCGCTGCATTGGTGGCCTGTTTGCTTGTATTGCCAAGGGCCGCATTGAGTGCGTTTACCTCATTGGTTCCATCGACCTTGGCTCTGATCGTTAGAGCCGTGGTCATGTCCAATGCCATGGCTCAGTCCTTGCGGCAGTTGACGATCTCTACCACTTTAGCCTCGATCACCTGCAGATCTTCAAGCATCATGCGCTGATCATCGATCTGATACAGGTCCATGATCCATCGCACAGCGCCATAGTCCAGGCCGACGATGCCGGATGATCCGGCCCGCCATTGCGTCTGCAGCCTGAGGAATAGCTCAACCACCGGCCACGCTTCTGGCGTTACTTCATAGTGTTCATCCCGATCAGCAAGATCAGGCAGCACCAATCCAAACGCTGCTGCGTCATCTTCCGTCTCGTCAATCGTTGCGCCGCTGGCCCAGTATTCAGCGGCGCCGATCAGTTTTTTCTCTTCTGCTCAACGAGCGACTCGAAGTAGGCGCCGATCAATGCGCCGGCCACCATTGGCACATCAAGCAGTTGAGCCTTGGCTGCCTCGGTAAATGGCACTTCATCGCCATCCGAATCAACGATGCCAGACCAGCCGACGAGCAGCTCATCAGCAATGCTCTGATCTGTCACGCCATTATCAAGATCCTCATTGTGCTGAGCCGCCTTGAGACGTTGCTGCACCAAGGTCTGGATCTCATTGATGCGGCTCTGTGGCAGCCGCTTGAAGACCGCGTCAAATGTCGACTTCTCACGCTTGCCACCATCAGCTGGCAGGCGGATCACTACCGGCCAGCTGTAGCTCTGCGATTGACTTAGGACAAATGCCATCCGATCAGGTGAACGCCAGACTCATCTCATTGTTGCCTGCCGAGGTCGGAACCGCAATGAATGGCAGGTTCAGCATCTGGATCCCGTCCTGATCTGAATAGGTGATATTGCCTAGGTCAGACTGGGCGGTTGTCATGGTCACCCGGTTGCCGGCGGTTTGACCATGCTGGAAGGTGATGCTGCCGGTGGTGGTACCGGTCGCAATGGTAAAGAAATCCTTTGCCGTGATGGTCGGCGCTTCAATCACCACGGTGCCGCTGGGCGCCCGGTTGGTGATCAGGATCTCCTTGGTGCAACCCACCAGCTCGCGGTAGATCACATCATTGGCCATGTTGAAGCTGTAGCTCATCAGGCAGCCGGCATAGCTGAATGCTGAGAAGCTGGTGGTGTTCCCTTCCTTGAAAATGACAGGCGTTGCTTGGTTGGTGTAGGTAGGCGTCGGCAACGTCACGTCAGTGGGTGCGTTGTAGATGCCCGTCATCGTGAAACTGATCACAGGGATCTGCCCCACTTCGCAGCTCATCTCAAATGTTCCGCGGCAGCCGGTCACCTTGTGGCGGATGCCATCCTGGTGGTAGTAGATGGTGCAGCTTTCAAATCCATCGCTTTCTGGCGCATACGTTGCGCTCGTGCTTGTCACCAGCGTTTCACTCAGGCCACAGCTGCGCAGCACCGCGCCATATGCAGGTGCCGTGCCAGCAGTGCCGGAGCCGGCCAGCTCAACCTCAAACGAAACCTCGACGCGTGTCTGGCTGAGCAGTTGCTCAGACTGGCCAAGGAATGGTCTCACCAGTTCGCGGTTGACCGTTTCAGATAGCAGCGGTTGGATCTCAAGGTTGCGCACCAACACCGCATTACTGCCAGCCGGTGATGAGTCGGTGCCGTATGTGCTTTCAATCTTGGCCAGGATCAGGCGCCGGCGTGTCAGAACTGATGCCATTGGTGGCTCCCCAGAGGTGAATCAAAGGGCGCCGAGGCCCTGCTCAGCTTCCATCGTAGCTGCTACTATCACGCGGCAAGACTTGCAACCTGCGTGCGATAGCGCACCACATAGTCGCAAGCAATCACGCCAGCAGGCTGATCTGCTTCCACCAGTTCAAAGTTCACCAGGCTGGGTTGGATGTCATAGGCCAGGCCACCTAGCGTCAGATCTGCCATCAGCTTGCTGTGCATTGACTCAACAGTGGCGTCAGATTGCTGGTCTGGGATGTTGCCACGCACGATCACATCAATCCGAACTGTGAGGCTCCAGTCCAAGGTCGGCAGGCTGGTGTTCTGCTGCGCCTGATCCGTGATCGGTTGGATCACAATCGCTGGACTCTCACCGCGCGTCAGTGGCTCCACCCTGCTGCGATAGATCCGCGTGCTCACTCCCGTGGTGCCGGCCAGCGTAGTGGCGATCTGAGCCAGGATCGATTCGCGCTTGGTCGTCATGGTTAGGCCGACGCTACTTGGGTGACGGTGCAGATAATCCCAGGGATGCCTGGATGCGCGAAGGGGCTGCTTGCTGCAGCCTCAGCGTGGATATAGGCATCAGCGTTGCTGGTAGCCCAGATCAATTCAATGTAGTCAGCTGCTGCAAGCTGCAGCACAAAGTTCACCGTGCCGATCACGTTGCCATTAACGCCGCCATGCTTGGCAATGATGCTGAACTTGCTATCGCTATCAGGGACATCACCAGTGGCGCCGCTGTCGTTCTTGCGCAGCCAGACGTTCACGTCATAGATCTGCTCGCCAGCATTGCTGAATTGGATCGAAAAAGTGAAGCTATAGATCCCTGGATGATCAACCGTGATCCGACTGTTGGAGATGATCTTGATGCCGCGGTTGTTTAGGTCATTGCCACGGATCAGGATCGGCGTTGGTGTGTTTGCCGTAGCAGTCTGAGACGTTGAATCCCAGAACGATCCCCAGTAGCCAGGGCTGCTGAAATACGGCAGTCGGTTCCATTGGGTGCGGCCATCGCCAATCTTTAGGTTCTCGGTTTCGCTTTCAAGGCCCGGCTCTCCTGCCATCAATACAGGATTCTGCGCCGCCCATTGGCTTTTGGTATTGACCTTGAAAGGACCGCTCATGTCTTCTGGATCCCGATTTGTATAAACTTACCGTCGTCGATCAGCAAGGTCTCCCGGACAGTATAAGCAGTCCCATCCACAGTGATCGAGTCGCCGCGGATGAGACTGCCGAAAGAGGAGGACTTAGCTGTCAGCGTGTAGTCAGTGGTTAGCACCATCCCATCGCTGATCACCTGGCTTGGCATGTCCAGGATTCCCTTGGCGGTTGTGGCGCCAGCCGTACAGCTAACGCCAAAGTCCGCCAAGAAAACATCTAAGTCCTCAGTTAGTGCCATGGTCAGCTGTACTTCGCAGAAGCAAGGCCGATCACCGCAACAGCGCCAGTACCAGAGCCGCCAGCCACGGTCACCGAGACCTTGACATAGCGCTTGATGTCGCTGACATTCACAAACAACTTCTGGAGGGAAGCAGTGTTTGCAGTAGTGGTGGTGAAGCCGCCACCAGTTACGTCGGTGTAGGAACCGCCGGAGGTGTCGGAATGGGTCAGCTTGACGGCATAGGTGATGCCAGCGCCGCCGGCTTCAGCGTCCAGAAGTACAGCGATATCGCCTTCATAGCCCTGCAGGTCAACCGCAGAGCTAGTCGTGGTCGCGGCCACAACGTCGTTGCGCAGCAGACCGAGAACCGTGGTCTTGGAGCCAAGGTTGTGGATGGTCATGATTTAGCCCTCCGTCTAGAGGTGGATGGTTTAGGTGCTGGCTGAGCGATTGCCTCAACCAGATCGGCCGCCTTGTCTGCGACCGCAACAGCTTTGCCAATACCGATCAGGAGTTTGGCGTCAGAGGGGGATGCCTCTAGGACATCCCCAAGACGAACCACCTGGCCTGCCAGCATTGTTTGCCGTAGGACCTTGATCAACATGATCAGAGGGTGTTGTTGCCGCGGCTGAAGGACTCAGGATGGCGGATGGCGATATCGCAATCCTGCATGGCCACCACGCGAACGGTGCCCGAGGTGCTGTGGGTGTACGGATCCACCATCAGATCGAGACCAGAGAAGTAGCCGATGATCAGGTCAGCGAAGTTGCCGAACCACAGATCGCCGGCTGCCACCTGATTGGAGAGCACACCGCGATAGCCGTTGACTTCGCCGTTCTCCATGATGAAGATGCCAGAGCCGGCATCTTTCTTGGTGGTCTTCAAGTTGCCGCGCATAGCAGCGTTCATCAGGTAGACGGGGCTGCCGAGCAATGCGTTAGCAGTTGCCACGTCGCTCTCAAGGGCCACCACCTCAGCGAAGGTAGGAGCATCAGCGGCAAAGTCTTCGGTGCCGATGCCGGTGGTGTTCTTGAGGCCCAGGGGCTCGCTGCTGGCGCCGGTGCCATACAGGCCTGCGTAATCGATCTTGAGAGCGATCACAGTGGCCAGGTCGCTACGAACCATGTTCTCCACGTCGATGGAGGATTGGATCATCAGGCGACGGCTGAAATCGGTGTATGCAGCCACGGTGCGGGGCACCAGGCTCACCTGATCAACGGTCTGCTGCGACTCAGTAGGCGAACCAGATTCAGCCACCCAATAGGCGGTAGCAGCACCGGATTGACGGGGGATTGCAACGTTGCCGGTGAGGCCGGTCAGCACAGTGGCGCCAGCCTGATCCAGGGCAGATGCATTGCGCAGCAGATCGATAAAGCTGCCAGCGTCCAGTTGAGTAGCGACGAGGTTGCCACCGGCAGATGCGGTGCCAACGTTCAGGTCACGGCGCAGCACATCCTGAGGGATGGTGATGCCACGGGATTGGCGG